ATTGTAACCAATGCAATCTCAAGGTTGCACTATAGCTTATCGAAAGGATTTCTTATGAGCGACACAACCCACAAACCCCTTTCCAAAGAGGGGTTACTACACACCGCAGAGATACTGCACCTGCGCGGCGAACCCGTGCCGACTGACATTCTCGCCAGACTGCTTGAGGTCGGTGTGGACGTTTCAAAATATAGCTAAGAAGGAAAAACCACATGGCTAAAAATCAATACGAAAAGATGGTGTCACCCACTGGTATCGCAGTGTGGCCTCACCTGAACTCACCAGACACCAAGTTCGATCAGGGTGGTGCTGGTGAATACAAAGTATCGGTCAAGCTGACAGAGGCTGCAGCCCAGCCCGTCATTGATCGACTGCAAAAAATTCTTGACCAGTATCAGGCAGAAGAAATTTCCCAGAACCCCAAGGTCAAACAGTTCACCCCTCGCCTACCCATTGAGGAAGAGGTGGATGACCAAGGTAATCTGACAGGCAACTGGTTACTGAAGGTCAAACAGAAGGCGCAGATTACCACAGCAAATGGTATTGTGGATATGAAGGTTGCCCTGTTCGATGCTAAACGCCGCCCGACACAGGCTGCGATTGGCGGTGGCTCTTCACTAAAGGTGTCAACCACTATCGTCCCGTACACTATGCCTAGCAGCAAGAGTGTAGGCATCTCACTGCGCCTGAATGCAGTGCAAGTTATCAACCTAGTTGAAGGTGGTAAGGATGGTGATAGTTCTATGTTCTCTGATGAGGAAGGCTTCACTGATGAGACATCTGAAGTAGCCAGCACCTTTGCTAAACCAGATGATACCATCGACTATGGTGACACTGATTTCTAGCATCGGTGGAATACGCTATCCCAGCACAACAAGGCAAAGAGCAATAGCGAATGGTTGGCGGTCAGGACTTGAGGAAAGTCTAGCCGCCGACCTCACTGTGAAGGGTGTGCAGTTTAAGTATGAAGAGAACAAGTTAAAGTATCTCGTACCTGAAAGAACTGCCACCTACACCCCAGATTTCTACATCACTACACGGTCAGGTAAGACCATTGTGATTGAGAGCAAGGGCCAGTTTAAAACTGAAGACAGAGCCAAGATGTTGCTGGTGAAAGCACAGCATCCTGAGTTGGATATTCGACTGGTCTTCTCCAACCCTAATACAAAAATTTCAAAACAATCAAAGACAACATACGCGATGTGGTGTGAGAAGCATGGCTTCCTCTACTCAAAGCGCGTTGTCCCACAAGAATGGATAGATGAATGAAGAGGACAGACGTTAAGTATCTTATCGTCCACTGTGCCTACACCCCACCCAGCATGAACATTGGTGTCAAAGAGATTGACCAGTGGCACCGAGAAAAAGGCTGGCTAGGATGTGGTTACCATGTGGTTATCAAACGTAACGGCAAGGTGGAAAGAGGCAGACCCTATCACAAGCAGGGCGCGCACGTTCGCAGCATCAATAATAAATCTGTGGGCATCTGCCTGATCGGTGGCATGACCGCCGACAAGAAAGGCCCAGAGATTAACTACACTGATGCTCAGTACACAGCACTGCGAGATGTGCTGGAGGAACAGCAAGAACTATTCGGAGAGGAAACCGAGGTCAAAGGTCACACTGATTTTGACAGCGGCAAGACCTGTCCGAACTTCGATGCTGCCCTGTGGTTTGACACAGGTGAACTGAAGCAAACTTTCTAGGTTGCACTATAGCTCACTCAACAATTCTGTTGGGTGGGCTTCTTTAAATCCCAGACATCTTGGAGATACACATGACACAAATGCAAACAGTTACTAAGCACCTCAACACATATGGTTCTATCAGCCCACTGGAAGCCCAATCGAACTACAACATCTGGCGGTTGGCTGCAGTTGTTAATCGGCTGAAGAACGCTGGCACTGACATCGTAATGAGCATGAAGACAGCACCAAGCGGGGCCAAGTATGCAGAATATAAACTCGCAAGAGGCTGAATTCTTCGGTCATGAAAGCTGCCCTGACTGTGGTTCCTCAGATGCACTGGGGGTCTACAGCAATGGCAGTCACTGCTTCAGTTGCGGGGTGAATAAGTCATCCCGTGACAGTTCCACCGCACCTGTCCGAAAGGTATCTCAAAAAATGCAGACTAATCTTATCGCCATTGGCGAACCACAGGCTCTGCCACGGCGCAAGCTGACTGAAGAAACCTGCAAGAAATTTGGTTATAACATTGGTGAGTACAACGGTCAGCCCTGTCATGTTGCTAACTACCGCAACAACTCAGGTCAGGTGGTAGCACAGAAGCTGCGGTTCTCTGACAAGGGCTTCAAGTTCTTAGGTGACACCAAGGCTGCTGGCTTGTACGGGCAGCACCTCTGGTCTGCTGGCAACGCTAAGATGCTGGTGATTGTAGAGGGTGAAATTGATGCCTGTTCTATGAGCCAAGCACAGGGCAATCGCTTCCCCGTAGTGTCAGTTCCTAACGGTTGTCAGGGTGCTAAACGCGCGGTGCAAAACTCACTTGAATTTGTTGAGAGTTTTGACCGTGTGGTTATCATGCTGGACAACGATGATGTGGGCCGTGCAGCAAGCATAGAGATTGCTGAACTGCTAACCCCAAGCAAAGCTGCCATCGCCACCCTGCCACTCAAAGACCCCAACGAAATGCTGGTGGCTGGACGTACCAAAGAACTTATCGATGCTATGTGGCAAGCAAAGGTTCATCGACCAGACGGTATCCTCGCAGGAACAGACCTATGGGATGACGTATCAATAGATGCTGACACCCCGTCTATCCCCTACCCATTCCAATCGCTGAACATCAAGACACACGGCATACGTCGAGGTGAACTGGTGACCATCTGTGCTGGTAGTGGCGTAGGTAAATCGCAGGTGTGCAAAGAGATTGCATATCACCTTATAAACCAAGGCCAATCTATTGGCTACATTGCGCTAGAAGAGAACGTGAAGCGCACCGCCCTTGGCCTCATGGGGTTGGCTTTAGACAAGCCATTACACCTCACGAAAGAAGGAGTAACTGATGATGACTTACGATCTGCTTTTGATCTTACAGTTGGTAGCGGTAGCGTATATCTTTATGACCACTTTGGGTCGCTAGAGACAGACAACTTACTTAACAAAGTACGCTACTTAGCCAAAGGTTGTGGGGTATCTTATGTGATACTTGACCACCTATCTATCGTAGTCAGTGGTATCGATGACGGTGATGAACGCAAGAACATCGACGTTGTAATGACCAAGCTACGGTCCCTGTGTGAAGAGACAGGCATTGGCCTTATCCTTGTGTCCCACCTACGCCGCCCATCTGGTGAACGTGGCTGGGAGAATGGCCTTGAAGTCACACTCAATTCCCTGCGTGGCTCTGCAAGTATCGCCCAGCTATCAGACATGTGTCTGTCAGTTGAGCGTGACCAGCAGGGCGAGAACCCCAACCAATCTACCGTGCGTATCCTGAAGAACAGGTTCAGCGGTGAGACAGGTATCGGCTGCTTGCTTAACTACAACATCAACACAGGCAGGATGACTGAAGTGACACAAGCCAGTGTCTTTGAAGTAGAGGAAGAACAGGATGACTTTTAAAGATAGGTACTGGCACGAGAAGTGTGCCGAACTGGAAGAGTACATCAAGACCCAGCAACGTGAATGCGACTACTGGGAAAGTGAAGCAAAACTTCTAGTCATCCGCAACGGCAAGCTGAAGGCACAGCTAAAACTCTGGAAAGGTACAGCACCATGATTAATCTAGTACAGATTAGTGTTGGTCTAGTCATCTTTTACATTGGTCTTAAAATGTTTTCAGGTGGCATGAAATCTATGGGTAACATCGACCACCTACAGTGGTTCATAGCTAACCCAATTTACATGTTCTTTGGTGGCATTGTTATGACCTTGGCATGGCAGAGTAGTTCTCTATCTACCACTGCCATCATCGCGCTAGTTGCATCTGGTGCAGTACCTTTACCTGCAGCAATTGCATGTGTCTTAGGTGCTAACATTGGTACAACAGGGACCATCTGGCTGGCAGGATTGTTAGTCTCTGATGGAATGCCAAAAGGTGACACACTTCGTATCGCTCTAGTCCATACAGGCGTGAACCTTTTGATGGCTGCTAGTCTACTGCCGTTTGTCAATCACATATCTAAGTTTGTTGGGAGAATAGTACCATGATTAACCTACTGTTCGACATTGAGACTGATGGTCTTGATGCAACCGTGTGTCACTCCATCGTTATCATCGATGTGAACAGTGGCGTTAAGGTAAGCTGCGCTGACAACCAGCAAGGCTACATGCCTATCGATGAAGGGCTTCACATGATGTCACAGGCTGACATCCTGACAGGCCACAACATCATGGGCTATGACCTCCCCCAGCTTGAGAAACTGTACGGCTTCAAGTTCACTGGTGAAATCCATGACACCCTGCTGATGTCCCGCCTGATCTGGTCGGACTTGAAGGGCGATGACTTCAGGGAACAGAAAGTCACAGGCAGACTGATCGGCAGTCACAGCTTAAAGGCGTGGGGCCATCGCCTTGGTAACTACAAGGGTGACTTTGAATACAGTGTCGAGAAGTTTGCTCAGTGGTCTAAAGAAATGCAGGACTACTGTGAACAGGACTGTCACCTGAACCTGCAGCTATACAAACTGATGATGTCTAAGAAACCAACAGCAGAGAGCATCAAGCTGGAGCATGACTTTGCTGCAATCATCCTGATGCAGGAAGCACAGGGTTTCAACTTCAATGAGGACGCAGCACACAAGCTACTGGCTACATTGCAAAGCAGACATGCTGAACTAGAAGCTGAGTTGCAGAAGTCTTTCCCACCGTGGCAGGTGAGGGAACCATTCACACCCAAGGTCAACAACAAGACCAGAGGATATGTGAAGGGCGTCAAGACCTACAAGGTTAAAGACGTTGTGTTCAATGCTGCATCCCGTGACCAGATTGCCGATAGATTGCATAAGGTCCGAGGCTGGGTTCCTACTCTATACACACCCAGCGGTAAGCCACAGGTTGATGAAAGTGTTCTGTCTAAACTGGACTATCCAGAAGCAGTTATTCTCTCGGAGGTCATGCTAATCAACAAGCGTATTGGTATGCTGGCAACAGGTAACAATGCGTGGCTGAAGATGGTGAAGGATGGGAAGATACATGGCAGGGTCAACACTAATGGTGCTGCCACTGGCAGGTGTACGCATTCAAAACCGAATGTTAGCCAGACACCTAGCGCCACCACAGCATACGGTGCAGAGTGCCGCGCCTTGTTCCATGCACCTGAAGGCTATGCATTAGTCGGTGCTGATTTATCTGGCTTGGAGTTAAGGTGTCTTGCCCAATTCATGTGGAAATATGATGGTGGTGCGTATGCTGATGTCATCTTAAATGGTGACATTCACACAGTGAACCAGAAGGCTGCTGGTCTAAGTTCACGTAACCAATCGAAAACATTCATCTACGCATTCCTCTACGGTGGAGGTGCGGAGCGCATAGGTTCTATAGTTGGCGGTGATGACAAGGTAGGCAGACAGTTAATCTCCAAGTTTATGGAAGCTACACCAGCCCTCAAGCTACTGCGTGAGAGAGTTTTATGGATGGTAAAACTAAAAGGTTACCTAAAAGGATTGGATGGTAGACAGCTACCCATTCGCTCACCCCACTCAGCACTTAACATGTTGTTACAGAGCGCAGGTGC